CCAAGTGTTGGTATTGGCTGCCTTTACGCACCTTGGGTACGCATCGACTTGGCGAGAAATTCTCGTCGATAGAAGTTACAGATCTCCGAAGGAGTATGTAACGACTTTTGGCCGTTCGGTCTCACACGTTAAGTATGAGGTCGGGCAACCAATGGGTGCTTATTCAAGCTGGGCAATGTTAGCCATTACACATCATGTCCTAGTTCAGTATGCCGCCTGGAAGGCGGGACACAGATCTTGGTTTACGTGGTATGCAGTACTGGGGGACGATGTTGTCATTGCTGATCGCAATGTCGCCGTCCAGTACACATCCGTCATGAGTGAACTTGGCGTGAAAATCGGTTTTCACAAATCGATTATTAGCGATAATGGATCTCTGGAGTTCGCTAAGCGATTCTACTATAAGGGTGAGGAAGTTCTTCCTCTCTCTTTAGGTGGGATCGCTGTAGGCTGGTTAGGACCGGGTTTTGTCCCGGAAACCATTCTGGCCAGCGAACTTCGCCATGGGAAGACCATAAGTCTTTACCAGGTGGCGCGTTACTTGGGGATAGGTTTCAAGGCCGCCTCAGGAGCTGTATCAAAACAGTTCCTGCGAATGCCAAGACTCCTGTCCTCTGCACTCTTGCTTCTCTCACGTCCTGGACTCCCTTTGGGGGTCCGCACAGCGTTGCACTGGTTTCGGGCGACTTCCATGTCGTCCGGCCCAGGGCCGCGTCTGCGTATTGCATCTGAAGAGAATCTTTTCAATGCTTTATGGACGGAGGCTACTGATTCGGTACTCACCCCCGCTTACAAGCGGCTGGATAAGATTATCACCTTTTTGCTACATCCATATTTGGATAGTAAGAGAAAAGGGATGTCTCATTCAGAAAGGGTGAGAGCGATGGATCAGGGATTGGGAAATCCCCCTCCATCGTATCAGCAGTGGTTCAAGATGGTTTTGCTTTCCACGTTTAGACGTGGAGCCATTACATCTTTTGACCAAGCAGGTGAGATACTACGTGAAGTCAAGAAGGTGTGGGTCAGGGAGGAGAGTCTTTCTAAGGCTCTTCCTCGGATTGAGGAGGCTCTTGCACTTCTCTCACTGATTCCGACGGAGCTTCGGCTTAATCGGCGACCGGACCGTGATGTGAAAGTCACGGATAAGGTTGTCGAGAGAGCTCTGCTCCCTAGGGTCATTAAGAGATGGCGTAAGTCAAATCTTCTCATTAAACGTAAGGTTTAGGAAAGGAGTAGCTCGTTGAGCAACTTTTCCCGAGAATCCCCTGGTCTACCCTATAAAGCACAACCATCTTCGCCTTGAAAAAGCGTAGATTCTGG